GCTCTTTATATGTCTGCCATTGCAAGGCCGCGCTTGAGGTAATAACTGCGCACAACCCCCAAAAAAAGAACTTATGCAAAAATGATTCAGCACTTTCAGCCATTTTTATTCTCTTTCTCTACAATGCTTTTTAAAAGGGCGTAAGCAGAATTCGGGGTAAAGCGCCAAGCATCATGTATTCCGAGCGATTCTAAACACGCCTCACTGCAAAATAGTTTCTTCTTGCTTTGTTTAATAGGGCCGAATGCAAATCTAATCAACCCAAGGAAATCATATTTATAGCCCAAATGATTTTCAAACCAAGTTCTTGAAATAGATTCGTCAAATAATTCTCTTGGGAGTTCGATAAAATCCCAATTAGAACCATTAAATTCGATATGCTTAAAGCGTACACCGCTATCCATAAAACTGCTTGAGGCCGCGCTGTTGTCTTCATAAACCAATTCCATGTGTGAATATAGGCCTCTATCCCACACTGAAACAAGTTTATTAAAAAGACGGTGTTTACCCTTATAAAATGCAGCTTTCACTTTTTGCCCTTCAATTGCATTGAATATTTTTTTGATAGATTTTTCTTTCAAATCTATCTTTACCAATAATTGCCTGTGATTTTATTCCAATTGGTAGCCATTGCATATTACTAACTGCATCACAACCCCCGCAGGCGAGCGGTATTACATGGTCAATCGCCCAGCCTTTACAAGCGCCAGACGTTTTCCAATCTACTGGACATGGGTGAATTCTTTTAAATTGTGCAATAACGGCACTACTTCTGCTAATTGAGCCATCCTCATCGCGCTCAGGAATTCCGCAATAACGAAGTTCTTCCATTGCAGGCAATTGCGCAAATGAATAGTCAAAAGAAAAAGCCATCATTAGCAGAAATAGTATTTTCATTTTAAGGTTCCGTTGATAGTACAGTTACCGCATTGCCCGGCCATAATATGCACAATTGAGTTTTCCCGCTGCCGTTGTCCCTTGTGAACAATCTAGCTCGGTTGGCTACTGGCTGGCTTGGGGTTGCCGCCAATTCTTGCAGCTCCACAAATTCACGAATTAGCGCACGTCTTGGGCGTTTGTTTGCCGTTCCCAAATCATAAACACCGTCATCAGAGAACTCAAGGCTTCCACGCGCCTGACCTTGCCACAAAGATAGTGTGCCTTGCGTCGCCAATGGATTCACAATCATTGAGCGCATGGCAAACGCATAGCACAAGTCGGAAAACATAAAAGTGCCAAGCTGCGGTAAACCTTGCCGTAAGTGGTGCGACATTGCGTGCTCTAATGCCATTGCCCCCTTTTTAGGCTCTTGCCGATAACGAACCGCAACATAGGCAATAACCAAAGAGGCCAGAGTGTCAGGGTTTCTATACCACCAAGTAGGAAATACTCGGTTTACGAACTCATACCCGTGGCCGTATAGGTCAGCGATGATTTCGGGGGAGGTTCCTACCGGCACTTGGTGCAATTCAGGGAAAATTGCCGCCATCATGTCCGGGTAAAACGCTTGGTTCACAGTCAAAGCATTATCTGCAAAGCGCCACTCTTTTGTTGATGCCTGATATAACGCTTTAACGCCTGCTGCAACCCCTGTTGCGATGTTTCCATAGTAGGTTGTGTCTGCATCGCCAATGACCGCCAGCATGTCAGAAAACGCTTTTAAGCCGGAGTAATTTTCGCAGTTGTCCTGCAAGTAGCAGACAGGCCATTTTTCTAGTGCGTTTGAATGCAATTCATTTTGAAAAGTGGTTATCAAACCTTGGGCAAGTGGGTACTGATAACGCCATTGCGCCGTACCATCAATAATAAAAACAGTTGGGTCGGTTCCACTTGGACCGCTACCGCTAGAGGCCGATGTGCCTGAAGTTGTGCATAGATATACTGAGCCATTGGCCTCGCGATACAAGCCACGCGTATATGCCGTTGAGGTCGCCCAGGTTGTGTATGATTTTTGACATCTCGCAAGGTTTGAGAACGCGACGTTTTTAAGTGTGGTTAGGTTTGTTTGGTTGTGTACGTTTGTAGCGCTCAACCATGAATAATCATTCTTGATTTTCAACCACTGAGCCACTAGGCGCAAAAACGATGAGGCATAGGCATCATGCGAGTCTGCCGGACGAATTGAATATCTATCCTGTTGCAAATCGTTTACATACCAGTCGGTGCCTGTTGTAAACACGCCTACTGGATTCATAAAGTACCAAGTGACACCACCATCATTTATAACATCTGAAGTTCCGGTTGGCGCTGTTGCTCCGGTGGTTCCGCTTGTACTTGCTTGGTAAATGTTGCCGCTAGACGTTCTGCGCTGGCCTGCCGTAATTGCTTGGCCTGTTGCCCATGCCACATATTCACCTACGTGCGGGTAAATATATTTCCATGTGACGGTTCCGTCTACAATTGCCGTTCCTGTTCCACTTGGCGCCGTTACTCCAGTGGTACCACCAACGGTGGCGCGGTATACGTTTCCATTGATATAACGCTTCATTCCTTTTTGGATTGCCACACCTGAAAGCCAGCGGGTAATCAAATTGAAAATGTATGCGTCCAAGTATTCTTGAATTCTAGTGTTGCCCAGCCTATCTAAAATATAAAAGATGCCAAGATTTGAGAAATACCAAACCACGCCATTATTCACGCCCCAACGATATGAGCCTTGCATGTCAAATTCAGCAATAAAAAACCATTTAACTGAGCCATCGACAAATACATAACATTGCAACTCTTCATCCCAAGTTGGACCGACAAAGCCACTTGGAGCACTTGCAGCGCCGGTAACACCAGATTGCAGGCAGATATAAAGGTTATCGCCAATCTTTACCTTTGCGCCATAATTGAAAAATGTATTTGCAGCATAGGAAAGCGCAGTCTTTGGAATGTCAAAATCACCAATAATTTTATTAAAATCTAACGACGCTTCAGGAACGTAAACACGGTCAGAGGTGACACGGTTCCGCATGTCAGACAGGCCGAGGATTTTTGACGAATCAGTCTGAACCCTGCAAATCTTGGCCTTGTCGTTTTCCTCTGTCAATAGCCAATAAGTAGCGTTTGACTTTGCAAACAATTGACCGGCCTTGTCAATGTACACGTCCGTGTATGTATTTGTAGAAAAAGAAAGAACCTGCCCGGGAAATGTAACCTGATTTCCCTCAACCCATGCCGTGCCAGTCGGAAAAGTTGCAGTGAGGTTATTCCACCCGCCAGTTGGTGGAAGTGGCAACAATCCATCAATCACGTAAGGGTAGGAGTTATTAGCGCCGTTTGCAGCTGCTGTTGATTCGGTTTCATTTAAAAGTGATGAGAAAACAAAATTCTTATTTTTGTCACGCAAGGTTATAGAATAATTGCTAGGCACATAAACATTAGCCGGGCTTCCATTTCTTGAGGCATAGCCGTTTACGGTTCGCACTGGCTGGCTTGCTTGAATAGTTAAACTTTCATCCCAGTAAATTTGAATCGGTACAGTTTCAGGGTTTTGCCCATATTCACCGAAATAAATGTAACCATTTTCTAATGGCGTACCATCAGTTCCGTAATAAACTTCAAACGGTGATTTTGCTGTTTGTGCCATTATTATTCTTTCTTATCTAACAGTAAATTGGTTTGTTTTTGAAGTAGATTTTTCTTTTAAAATGTCTTTCATTGACTTCAAGGCATTTTCTCTATTTACTCCACGCAAATCCTGTAACTTTTCAAAAGCCAAATCCATTGCTCTTTGAGCGGCTTTACCACGCGCTATTGCTTCTCCGGTTTCCATTGCTTGTGACACTTGACCTTTTAGTGATGTATCTGCCGCAGCGCCAAACATTCTATCTAATTCATTTACAAAAATTAACTGATTAACAACGTTGTCGTTAGATTTTAATCCGTATGACGATGCTGTGTTTTCTATGTTATCCAGAGCATCGATCATATTAACCCGAGAGGAATAATTACTTGTTAATTTTCTAGCCGCTGTTCCAATTGACTTATTTGCGTTTTCAGAATCTAAATTTATATTTGTTCCAATTGCTTTTTGAATATCAGAAAGCGCTGATGTTGTTTCAGAGTATTTTTTATTTGCTTTTTGATACTCTGGGAATTTTTCACTAAGAGATTCATTTAAATTTCTGCGAAGATTTTTCAAAATCTTTTCCGCTTGAGTAGTTAATGGCGTTCCAATAGATTTTGAACCCCAACTAACTTGCGTATCAATAAATCTTTTTGCGTTGTGAACGCCATAAGCGTCTGGCGCATTTACATCGCTTAATCTTTCTAAAACAGAGTTTAAAATTCTTTTTGCTGTTTTATCACCTTGGATGTCAGAGTTTTTTAAACTTGTGCTTATAACTCCACTTGGTGAAATTTCTACCTTAACTCCGATTTTTTCTAAATCATTAAGAAATGAATTTATAGCAGGTTGATAATCAACTCTTTGACCTTTTAATTGTGTTTCCGCTATTTTTTCAATTTCTTTTCCAGCATTTTTTCTTTGGTTTGCAACAAATTGAATTTTGTTGTCTATGGTTTCTCCAAGGACGTCAGCCGGCCTGTTTTGAATCCTAAACTTTTCGCTTTTTTGCCCAAGCTCAAAAATGTTGAGCATTTTATTCATTGCTTTTTTATCAGTATCAGACGCTGTTTTAATACTTGCAATTGCTCCTTCTTTCCACCCTTGTTTTAATGCCTGCTCTGCGGTCAAGTCTGGAATTACTTGAGTCCCCGAAAGTTTAAACTTTACAACGTCAGTAGAATCAGGTTCTAAATTTAATTTCTCATAAATTTGCTTATTTTTTTCTGGTGAAATTTTTGCGGAAATTGTTGATTTTATACTTTGCGCTGACTCTTTAAATGTGGGCTCAATTTTCTCGCGGATACCTGCGCCTGCTGGCGCGATAGCCTGCGCAATCTTTTGAGTTCCAATTTTTACAGCTTGAGGTGTTGATGGGGATATTCCGCCTGCGACTGTTGCTGCAATTTGTCCGGCGGTACCAGCGCCCATTTCTTTTGCGGTTTGGCCTGATGCCGCCCCCAGTGCTCCGCTTGCTATTTGATAACTTGGAACCGCAGCCATTGATTGCCCAACCGCACTCAATAATGGCGATGCTTGACCCGCCGCCATTTGCAACGCTTTACCAGCTGCAACACCGCCACCGGCTCCAGCTGCTCCGGTCATAGTTGCTTGAACAATTCTTTCCGCTTCTGTGTCTGGACGGGAAACCCCAATTCTAGTGAGCAAATCTTCAAGCTCATCAGTCGGGAGTTTGTATTTTGTTCCGAGCAAACTATTAACATAACTCACAATTGGATCGCCAACCATCCCCGCCAATGTCGCTGCACCAGCACCGGCGAGCGCACCTGGAATAGCACCGACACCGCCAATTGGAGCGCCAGCCATAGCCCCTAAAGCCGCACCAGTTGCAGGTAAGGCTAATCCTCTAGTTGCAGCTCCGGCCAATCCTGCAAGTGTTGTTGTTGGTTCTTCAGCTGGTAAAGATGAACCGCCAAGACTTTTTGCGAGCGCTTCATAATCCATTATTGAACCCCAATCGCTTTTCTAAATTCATCCGCTGCATTTTGGCTTGGGAATATAAATTGTTTTCCATCTGGCGTAGTTACAGAAAATTTGGGTGATGGAATCTGTGGAACTTGATAATCTTTTGGCGCTGCACGACCGGCTCTAGACTTTAAAGAGTCCAAATACATTGGAATAGCTGCAAGTTTTTGCTTGCGCGTTTCTTCGTCATCGGTAAAGAGTGGCGTCAATTCTTCCAGTTTTTGCTTGGCTTCGTCTTTATTCACCCCAGCACCAGTGGCTGCACGAAGCAAGGCCTCGGAAAGAGAACTCGCCGCCTGAGTGAATTTTTGGCGATCTGTTCCGCGAAATAATGCTGCGCTCCTTTCTCCGACCAAAGGCACGCCTTCAACAGCAGATTCAATTACACCGGGGGCTTCGGCTCCAGTTTTTTTGCCCTCTTTTGTATACATTGCGCCAAGCATATTGTTGTATGCGTTGGTGGCTTGTGCCAACCAACCCGCCGCCTTACGCTCGTCTTCTGTGGCAACACCGCCACCTCCTTCAGTCTTTTTGCTCGGCAGCGGAAGGCCACTCAATGCAGCTTTAAGGTCTAAACTTAACATTTTCCCTTGCGAGTCTAGATTTCTTGTCTCAACCCTGAATTTGTTAATCTGCGCTTGTTTAAAATTAAGCTCAGCCATTCTTGTTTTTAATTCTGTGTCGGCTTGAATCTGTTCTTTTTTTGCCTTGGCCTGCTCGAATTCTCGTGTTGCTTTCGCCTTTGAGATTTCATCTGTTGCGGTTTCAATTTTTATTCTGGCCTCGGCTTCCGCTTTCTCTGCTTTTGATTTTGCTTCTGAAACATCAGACGGTGCTTTTGCAATTTGCAAAAATCTTTCAGGATTAAGTGAAGACGCAATAAATGCTGATGACGCTTGAGCGATTTTTGGGTCTTTTTCTAATTGTGCTTTTAACTCAATGTAATCGCTTGCGTCTTTGCCTGAGTTTTGAAATGCCTGTATCTTTGTATCTAGCAGGTTTTTAGCGTAATCCACATTTCCAGTTGAAATGGAATTGTAGATTTTTGACGCGTCATTAAATGCGCTTTTTTGCTGTTCTTCTGTAATTAATTTTCCACCTGCAAGAATGGCCTCTCTCTGCGATGGGTATTTAATTGCCAATTGGCCAAACGCTTCTGAAGTTCCCGATTTGAAAGCGTCTTGCATATCTTTAGAGTATTGCTCTTTTAATGCTTGAGCATTTGCAATTTCTTGTTGCTTTGCTTGCATATCAGAGATTGCTGAACCAGCTTGCAAACCAGTCAAAAAATTTCGCATAAAATCTGGTTGATTTTGAGGTATATAATTAATAGGCTGCATTTTTTACCTTATTGGAAAGTTTTTTGACCGGTTTGTGAAGTTCCAAAAGTTCCTTTTTGTGAACCAGTGTATGCCCCAGCAATAGACATCAAATCCCCAAAAACGTTTTTTTGTAAACCACCTTTAGCCATGATGCCACCAGCTTGAGCCGCCCCTTGTTGCGCAAGTAAATTAGCTATTGCTCCCGCTGATTGCATGCCTGCTCCGGCTTGCCCTGCTGCTGATGCCTGCCCAAGAGATGTAATGCCACCTAGGTTCGTATATCGCTGCTGCACTAATTGGTTTAATAATCCTGGGCGAAACTGTGCAAGTGCGCCCTGAATATTTCCACCGCGCAAACCACCGGTAGCACTGGCCTGTTGCAACAATGCGTTCTCACCTTGTTGTTGCATGGCCAGAAATTCGGGTGACTGCTGAATTCCTGCATATGCCGCTTTTTGAGCCTCTGCCCCTTGCAATCCTAAAATGGCCTGTTGCTGCTCCATTGCGCCTTTACCGGCGGTGACGTATGGAGACATTAGCTCGATGAGCTTATCGAATTGTCTGCGTTCTTCAGTCATCCCCGCCTGCGCCATCCCGGACTGAACATCTGCCGCTTTTTTACCGGCCTCAGCCTGTTGCGTTGACCCGGTAAAAGTTCCGATTACCTTACCAACGCTGCTTACAACTCCACTCATATTTCACCCCTTAAAATTCTGAACATAACCATGCTTTGCAAAATACCGTCTTTCATATCTGCGCACTGTTTAACACCTTCAAATATAAACCCAATTTTTAAACAGAAATTAATCACACTCCCGTGAATTTGCATTACTTGAGTTGATATTCTAAAAATTGGCTTTGAATCAAATAAGTTTTTTATAAAAATTTTTGCCAATTCTCTGCTATGTTTAATTGCGCTTTTAAATAAAAGCGAATGAACTTCGCTTTCTATTGGGGACCGTATTATTTCTAAAAAGCACCCAACAAAAATACCATCTACATAGCATGAGTGATATTTAACAAAATCGCCTTTTATTGGATGACGAGTGTGCAATTCACCAAAAGCAGAAAGTACATAATCATTTTGATATACCTGTTTCAATTCATCATCAGATGCGCTCTCAGATACAGTCAAAATCATGCAATTTCCCTACCTGAAGCACTGATCGTTAGTGATGATGCTGCACTTGCAAGCGTAGAAATAAACCCGCCATCCTCTAATACTTGCCCAGCCATTTCAGGGCAAATATAACACTCCCCCACCGCTATTAACCTGGTATTTAACACTCGGTTTGCTGTTGATGCTGAACCGCCAGATGGGATTAAGTTGATGCTTAACGATACGTTTGCAGCCGAATTATTTGTTACTGTGAATTTATCTATCACCGTTTTACAGCCTGATGCAGTATATTGCGCTGTTTGTGAATTTTCAGCGAATTTTCTAGGAATAATGTTTTTAACTGTGATTACCATTAGATTACCTGATAAGTTGCTGAAAAAGCATATTTTGCATTTGCGATATTAACCGCATTGAAGCCAAATTCAAACACATCAGATGCAACGTTTGCAATAATGCTCCCATTGTCAGACTGCCCCGCCGTGGTGGTTGAGAACGTACCTCCAGCATTATTCACCGCAGAAAAATTACTTGCCACAGGGAGCGACATTCTGAGCACGCACGCCCCTGCTGCTGTTGGGTCTATATCCACAGTGCCGCTAACAGTTACAACGGAACCAACGCGCATCCATTGGCAAACTGCCGCAGTGCTGGCCGCTACGTTTGTAACGTTTGTGAGCGTAGGCGTATAAGTGCCAGACTTGATAACAGGGCCGGCCTCCCACCGCAAATTTGCTGCGTTATAAACCAGTGCATTGTCAGTAGCGGGGGAGGGGAGATATACATTGTGCAACTCGTCCAGCTCATACCCGTTATCAATTTTGATAAAAATCTCGCCAACAGAAGCATGGACCCGCACCACGAAGCCAACAATAACCAAATGATTTGGCGAAACAGGTTTTACTTTTGTATACCCGCCAAGAGTCAGCGGTGACAAATAAAGCGTGTCTCCAGCGATTAAAGCGTTTCCATCAGAATCAGTAATCGTATTTAGTTTGCGAATCAATCCTGAGTTGATTACATACCCTTCTGCGCCGCTTGCAAGCGTTTCAGCCACGAAACCAAAGGTATGGTTAGACGTGGCCTCAGCGTCCGCTTTTGCACGGTCTACTTTGATTCTATTACCCTGCGCCCCTGTGATCTGAACAACCGTTCCACGTGGCAATGAACTTGCAGAGCCGTTAAAACAAAGTTGAATTTCACCTTGACCAAGTTTTGACGAAACGTTACCGCCTTTTAACACCAATTCCAGAGTGCCGTCTCCGTCATCATAAAAAACACGTCTGGCCTGCGCAACCGGAACCGATGAAATAGGGAAGTCCAAATAATCAAACTGCCTAGAATTTCCAGAGGTTTCCTCTGCGTGATTTCCAGCCGTTGAACCTTGCAAATATGCTTCATTGGCTAAATTTATAAGCGCGACAATATCAGTCGGAAGAAGGTTGTAAACCTCATCCATGATTCGCTCAAATGCTTTTATTGCTTCATGGTTAGGCAGGAACTCCGCAAGTTGATTTCTAGTTAATGGCTGCTTTCTAGACATTTAGCGCCTCTATGTTGGCTTCCAACCTTAACATTGATATGTGAGCATCGCTTGTGCCTGTGAACCGCTGCAAACGCCAATTACGAAGTGCTCCTTGTTGAAACCAGACAATCCTTTTATTTGATTGCCCGATTGTTCCGGCTGACACAAATTTTTCCTGACTCCAGTTTTCCCCGTCTGTTGAGTATGCCGTACTGATTGTTGGATTCTTTCCGAGTTCAACTCTACCGGTCAAGGAGACAAGTTCTAACTGATGGATTACTGCGCCTCGGCTTTCATTGTAAATAATAGATGTGCCAAACTGCCAGGTTATTGTCTGGCCATAATGAGTTGAAATTGAATCATCTAAATAACCATGCGCTGACGAGGTCGGATCACCGCAAAGCCATTTGTTATAGCACCACACAAAATTACGCGCTCTGTACTGGCCAACGTTTGTAATACTGCTAACAAGTTTAAACCAGACGGGCGTTTGCAATGCGTTAGAGGCCATTCCATCGTATACCCAAGTTCTATCAGGCAAATGTATATATAGAAACTGATGTGATTTTGAGCCTCTTGACTCCATCACAACGTTTGCTAGTTGAGCCTCTGTATATGATGCCAACTCATAATCTATTTCTTGAGTTGATAGTTTCGTGCATTGTCCGTTCGCGCCAATCCAAATCGCATTGTCTTCATGCCTACCGCCACCTAAAAAAGCAACGGCATCCATGTATACCGCACACGCTTGCGTGCCAATTGCACCACGTTGAATCTGCGCGCCTTCAATGCGTTCAAATGGGAACAATTCGCCACCCACGTTATCGAAAACCTCAATTGTGTGGCGGTTCAGAGCATATATTTCATTGCGCAACTTTAAGAGCGCCACTACTGGATCTGGGTCTGCCTCAGATGAACCGTATTTCAATGGGTTCACTGACAGTGGGTTATTTAACTCGGTAACCACTAAATACTGTCCATCCGTGGTCATAAAATAACCATCAACCCAAACAACATCAACGACGGTTCCCAAATCGACGTCAGTCACCTGAACAAATGTAGTTCCGTTGTAATAGTAAAGAGCGCCACTAGATGCCACCGCCAAGCGATCAAAAGAATAATCAAATGTAACCTGACCTGAGCCGCCAACATCGCCAATAACGGTGTATGCGCCAACGCTATCAATAGAAACTAATTTTGTCCCCATGACTCGATAACAAAGACCGTTCCATTCAATTCCACCGCGATCAACACCAGTTCCAGAGCCAAACTGAGTAATGCCATCAGCTTGACGGTAATAGCCATTACTAACCCCGTTTTCTTTTGGAACGGGAATTAGATTTTGCGGGTATAAAGTTCTAACATTTGGCGCCCCGTCTGTGTATATGCCGTTCAGAATTGGAATTTGCATTGTTTACCACTTTTCTTTATTTGCCCAAAATGCGGCACTCATTTTGCCTTTTGCGATATTTTCAGCATGTCTGGCTTTGAATGATTCTCGCCTTGTTTTGTCTACTTTTGATTCGCCTTCTTTTTTTGGTGAACCAGAAACGCCTTGCTGGCCAAATCTGATTGTCTTTATTTTATCGCCTTCTTTTGCGACTACAACGTGTGATTTTGTTGGGTGGGAGGGGGTGCGCTTTGGTTTATTAAAACCAGACACCCCGACCTTTTCAAGTCGGGGGTCTTTTTTCATTACGCTTGCGCTTCCTTCCAAGAAAGTCTAGCTAAGATTGATTGTGAGCCAGTGCCGATATTAGTAGCGGTAATGGTCAAAATATCTGGGCCGTCAGGATATACGTTAGAGAACGTCGTAGGAACGTTGTTATCAGTTCCCCCACCAAGTATTGAATTCCCCAAGTCTCGAACGCCGCTCATATCGAGATACGTAAGAACCTGAGAGGAACCGGACGAGTTTGTATAAAATGCTGCCGCATTCTCTCCACCTGTAATTGTTTGCCCAGCAGTATGGACGCAAATTTGTGCAAGTGAAGCGCCGCCAACGTTTACGAATGTACCGCCTGATGATCTTCCGTTCAATCTGGCTTGAATCAAAAATGGGCCGGTTGCAAGAATTCCAATTGACTCCAATGCCAATTGCATCCTATTAATAATTTCACGGGCGCCTAATATACCTGAAAATCCAGAATCAACGCTAGGAGCCAGCCTAATACTCATAATTGGAGCCTGAACACCGTTGGCGATATTTAATGCGCTTGTCATACCTGTATTAAATACAAGTGATTTATCGTCATCAAATCGACCATCCATAATAACCGATGATCCCCAGTGTGCAGCACATGGTGAGCATTGTGATTTTGGCAGGAAAATAGAAACTGGCGCAGATGCAGAGAATGCAAAGGTTTGCGCCACAGCATTTCCACCGGCTTGAATTCGTGACAAACCTGTAAATGTCGTGTTTGTTTTGCCTGTGTAAGCAATATATTCAATGCCAGCGGTAGCGCCATTTCCTTTTACGCAAACAACCCCAGACGTAGGAAATCCGTCTGTACTTGTCACGTTAATGGCTGTTGTCTCAACGTTTGATAATGTAGAGGTCAAATAAACAGGTTTCACAACCGAAGAAACTTCATAGTGAGCCGGAAGGTTACCGGAACGCATATAGGCTTCATACTGTGAATTATTATGCGTTAATGTGTGGATGTAAAAGATTTCCCCGTCGGTTCCTCTAATTCCAAATCTAGCATATCCAGCACCGTACCAAGAATAATCAACATAAAGCATTTGTATGCGTGAAATATCAATAGAATATCCAGACGGGCCAGTTCCATCGCACGGGTCATTCCAGTCTTTTTGCTCTACTTTAGTTTCAATTGTTTTTGAGTAAATAACATTACTTGAGCCTACCCCTTTATATTGGGAAGAAACAATTAATGACGTATTGCTATTTATTTGCAAAACATAATAAGAATTACCTCGGATTACAATATAATCACCGGCTTTTAACTGGCTCAAAAATTGAGTTCCAACTCCTGTAACTATTTGAGAGCCGTTTGTAACTGAAACCGTTCCGTTCATCTGGTGAACGCTAGAGCGCCTGACTACGTATAGTTTTTGGCCATCATATTCAAAAAACAATCCATTTTGCCGGTCAAAAATACCAATTTTTATACTTGACCCGTTCCAATTTATTGGTGTTACTTTAAACGGAACTTGACTTGTTGCTGTTTGAGTGCCACTTCCGGGGGCAACGTATGTAAATGTTCTTGACGTCGGGGCTGATGTTACAATGAAATCACCAGAAAACCCAGCTTGATCAATTGAATTTACCCTTACTTTTGTGCCAACATCAACGCTATGCGGGAATCTTGTGGTCACTGTGACTACGTTTGAAACTGATGCAATGCTAGTTACGTAAAGAGCAGGACAAAAAATAGTTCCAGTCGAGAACTGAATTCCCTTGCCAGATTGGTATCTAAAATAGCGTCTAGTTTGTCTAATAATTTCACTTCCAGTGGATAATGAATTAGAGTTAAATTGAACGCCACCGTCATACGGCCTACTTTCAACGCTAGACGCTGGGCGAATGTATAAAGTATTGTTATTCGCTACGTTTGAAATTGTGCCAGTAGGGGTATCAACAGTTACAAATGTGAATATATTTGCGGTTGGAGTAGAAGCAACAACCCATGCACCGTTAGGTGGGTTTGTCGTGGCTGTTGTGCTAATTACAAAAATCTGATTCCCTGCAACAAGTCCATGGTCTGATGTGGTGGTACAGGTTATTGTGTTGCCCACATAAGTAAATGCATTAGCGGATGACAAAGGAATTCCGCACTGGCTATAAAATTGACCTTGAAAAATATAAGTTTTTGTTGAATCAAATATCGCACCTGTTACGTTTGCAAGCGCGTAATAAGTAAAGTTTACTCCGGCTGAAACTGAATTTACGTAAAACCAACCATTAGCATTTATATCTGTTGTGTTTTGAATGAACACAACAGAGCCAACAGCCGGTGGGGTTGTTGTAGAAACAGTGACTAATCTTGTTCCTGCTCCAGAAATTGCAGTAACGTTAATACTTGCCAGATTGTCATAAAAACAAGATTGCCTATTGGAAACAATAGAAAGCGTTTCCCATTTTGTTGATTGTGGGCCATATTCAAAGTCAGTATCAATCAATGATTGCGGCATTGAAACTCTAACTTTACCAACCGCATCAGATGAAATTGCCGCCTTTCCTGACGAGTCCACAATTGAAACCACATCAGTGTAAGTAGGCAATAAAGATGTTCCAATGTCTTTTTTTAACATTGGGACATTGTTTTCACTTTTTAAAATATCAGTCATTATGAACCTTTAATTGATCACAAAAAAATCAAAAATTGTTGTAGCGGTAGCTGCCGCATTGGCTGTCACGGTAAACGAACCAACCGCTGGCACAACAGCCACAGATTTCAAAGTCGCGTCTGTTCTTTGCTGAACAAATACTTTGCTGTTTACTGTTACTTTTGAATTTGTAATAACCACAGTGGTGCCAGCCGCTGCAAATGCGGCGCGACCACTTAAAGTATTAATAGTGGCGTTACCCGGCGTTGCGCTTGAGTCGGTTGATGTGACGGTGCAACTGTCTAGCCTTGTTAATGATGTTGCACCAGTACCCGCCGCGCCGATTGTGACGTTACCTGTACCGGTTGGTGCTAGTGAATGGTTAACGTTTGCGCCGTTTGCTGTAAGCGCACCAGTTGCTGTCAAACTTGTAAAGGAACCAGCAGACTGAACCGTGCCGCCAATTGCAGGCGGAGACGCAAAAAGATTTGTAAACCCAACGCCAGAAACCGCACCAGAAGCTGCAAGAGTTGTAAAAGAACCAGAAGACTGTGCTGTACTGCCGATTGCTGGAGGCGATGCAAAATAATTTGAAAACCCCACACCTGATACCACGCCAGACGCTGCAAGCGTTGTAAACGACCCGCTGCTTTGTGTTGTGGCACCAATTGACATATTGTTAATTGAACCGGCAGTCGCTGGGCTTAAAGTAATTGTTCCGGCTCCAGTCGGTGACAAATTAATAAGTCCTGTGCCAGTTGCAGCAATCGCGTTTACTGTGGTTACTCCGGTACACGCCAAAGTTCCAAATGATGCCGTGCCTCCGGTGATAGCCACAGAACCTGGCTGATACCTTTCGCGTGTCGCTATTGGGGTAACCGCAATTACATACTCAATTTCGCATTCGCCAGCTTCAATTAAAACATCTGATTGAGTTACAAATGTTGCAGACGTAAATGATGAATTCTCAATTACAGCGATCTGTCTAAATGATTGCGGGAATCCAGAAGGTTGTGTTCCATAGCTGACGAATGTTTGGCCTGCCCCATAAGAAGTGATTAGAATTTTTTGACCGCTTGGAACGTTTAAAATCTGCGTTCCGTTTTTTGAAATAAATGGCATTTTTTTCCTTTAACCTACTCTGTACCAGACTTTAGAAACGTTATCGAATCGCAATCTGAAAAATGAATTTGCTGTTAATGATGTTGGCGCTCCAGTTACAGTAGAACCATTGCCATTAATTGCAAGCGTTGTTACTGCCTGAGTGCTATTAACTAAAATTTCCTGACGGTCTACACAGTTTGCAAGCAATGGCAAAATCAAAGTGCCTGCTGCAAATGCCCCGGTTGGTGTCAATACAAGCCAAACGCTATTACTAGCATTGTTCACCTGTACGCTGAACCCTGTCGCGGATGGTGATGAGTATTGCGTTAGTTTATCGTCATTGGCTGTAATGCCGGTTTGAAAATAAGTTTTTAAAGTTGAGAATGACGACTTTCTAGTGTCGCCATTATTTGTACTGAAAAATGGAACCTGATCTCCATCAGAAACCGAGTCCATTGTTGTTAATTGATTGATGGTTGTCATTTAATCCTCAAAGAAATTCTAAAGCGCCATCATCGCCAACTAAAAGACGATCAACAGGCTGGCCAAAAAACGGAGCATCAGACGCTGAATTTTTATTTCCTGCTCCAGTTGGCAATGTAGAAACAAATTGCATTTCCATTGGCATCGAGAATCTCAACAACATTGCGTCATAAGCTGCTTTGGCTCCTGAGCGAGTTTCTAATGAAATTCCTTTACCAAATGATGGTGCAATCTTCATTGCCAAATTTAAACAAATTGCATCAATAGCGGAATCTGGTACTAGCGTGTCGGTGTCCAAATCACTATTATTTGGGCTAGCAGGCAATGGGAAGCCCAAGCGAATGCCTTTGGCATTCCACATCGCCATCATAGAATCCAACTTTCTTAACGCACTTTGCAGTTGATCTGCTGTTAAATCAAATGTATAAGGCGCCAGTCCAATTTCATCAAACGCTTGCTCAATAAACTGTCTTTTAGTCCAGCCCATGCTTATTCTGCTTTTGCCGGTCTGCCGCGCTTTTTAGGGGC